TTTCCCTTGCTTGTAGTGAAGACACGGATCCACAACGTGGTTCCACAGTAACACCTCTTGCTTGGTCCCCAGACGCCAAGGAAAGCTGGCAAGCCAGCTCTCCTGTGAAGCAATATGCTTGATCGTCAATTCATCTTCGCCATCTAGGCCAACTGTTCTCGAATCGAGTGTTAACTCCTGCTTACAATCTACAGCGAGTTTAGTACTTTCATTCGGCAAATTAGTCACAGCCAAGTTAGATACCGTTATAGGACGGTACTGACTCGACTCCAACATCAATGGAGAACTGTAGCCAAAAAGAGTGGCAATTGCACCAATAGCACCCGCACCTATCTCCGTAGCGCGTGCAAATGGTCCGATCCAGGGGACTTCTGTCATATATGCTGCGGCATTAGCCACAGCGCCGGCAATTCGTGAAACCGGCTTGGCTGCGTATTCGTCTGCTTGGGGCGTAATAGCACCAGGTTCGAAATTGGTGGGGATGGCAAACTTCACATCCTCCGCCCAAGCGAATACGTTTACGGTGACCGTATCAGTGGCTCCATTGGCATGCTTCAACTTCTGCATGCTGTGGATAACCATCTCTCCCATATTCCGCCAATCCATGTTAGTCACGTCCCAAACATTATGGTACGTGAAAAACGGCAGTTTCAACTCTCCACCTTGAGAGTTTGTGGGGTCCAAATAAACATGTGGTCTTTGGCTAGCAGAAACAATGTCTGCGTCCAGAAAAGCCCTATCAATCGTTATCGTATCGTCCGCTGGAAGCGGATTGTACGAACAGATTGCTCGACCATAATGAAAAGCGTTTCCATTTATTGTGAATTTCACATGGAGTTTTGCTCTCATCAGTTTGTAATTGGAAATACGATTGATCACACGGGGATTCTCAAAATAGTCCTGCCATGGGTTAAATCTTTGGTACAATGTACCATCGACTGCCCAGTCATAGGACTGAATCCTCAACGGACGACTGAAAAACTCGTCCAACGACGCATCGCTCGTGAGAGCGGCGTCTCGTATGTGATCGAAATCACCTGTAGTCTCCTGCATAAACCCGGGATGTGTATCAACAAACTTCACATTTTGGGTCGTCAACTCCGTACTCGGAGTGGAGACATTCAGCTCCTCTGAGTGGGGATCGACATCGTCTTTGTTGACGCGTCTCCTCTCACGAGCTTCTTCGATTGTTGGCCAGTCTAACGACAAATCTTTCAAAATTGCGTAACAGACATAAACCGTAATCGAGGCGAACATACCCCACAGGGAAAGGGAATGTTCTTGCTCCGCGCTATCCAGCGCTTGGGGCCTTACTTTGCCACCCATTGTTGTCCAGGCACTTCCTGGAAAAGCCAGCTTCGGACACTGGCACCTATCAAAATTATTATATGTAGGAAAATATACAACTGTTATGCAAATGTACAACTATGCAAGCGTGCTAACGCGTATGTAGAAAAATGTAAATATAAAGCCGTTAATGTACAATTTATGGTATCCAATTTATTTACATGGAGCCTACTCAATCTCTACAGGGGGTTGAGGGCTCAAGTACTTTTCCTTCCACAATTCGACACGCTCGTCGAATGTGAAATTGACTGCGGGCGGGACAAAGTCCAATGCCCGTACACACAGTTCTCTAATAAGGGGCGCGTCATGTTCAAACTCCTCGCGCCCATGTGCAAATAACTCGTGCATGTATGTTTCAATGCACGAAACTGCCACCATATGAGGAGTTTCGGTAGACGATTTGAGGTTTACCAACAAGGGTTTCATCATGGAAGACTTAGCAAGTTTTCCAATCCGAGTCCCAATTTCCGGTATGAACTGAGATTGACGCTTCAAAAAATCAGCGTCTTTCACGTCCATGTCGTCGTTAACCTCATCCGTCTTGTTCGGGTCTGTAATTTTCATCCCATGTTCCGCAAGAAATTCTTTAAAAACACGAAAATTAAATCGAGACCTGTATTCTTCGGCGACACTCCCCTTGAAGTCGTCGCCGTACGTCATTGCTGCCACTGCCGACCTGAAATCCTCCACTTCAGGGCAGGCATTGAAAAAGCCCATTCGCACGTATAAGGAATTAGCAACACTGTTAATGTTCACAGTGATGTTGTTTCCCGACGTGTTCATGTTGTAAGCCATGATCATAGTTCCATTGTAATCAATTAATGGATGAATGATGTCCGCGATCATTGCGTTCATCATATCTAGATCGTACTTACTGTAGTTGCAAACGCTCGCAATGTCAATGAATGACTGTAGTACTGCGTACGTCATTTGGGAATTCATTCGAACATCATACTTTGAATAATCCCATGCAACAACTCTTCCATCTTTGGCGAACTTCTCGGCATGTGCCATTAGCGCGTCCCACTGAGGGGAGAACGCATTGACACCAACGGCTGCCTCTGAAAGTTCTGGGCACAATGACAAGATTCTGGCAATGGGTAAGAACCACCTTCTTATACCCATGCCGAGTGCAAGCGCCACTGCTTGAAACACTCTCACCTTCTCGGAATCTTGCTTTGTCGGCTCATCCTTGAGGGTGGCAGTGGTCACT